AGAGGTCAGTCAGTCAACTGGCTGAAAGTTGCTAATGTTGGTACTATGGGTGGAAACTTAACCGAAACCAACACCATGCACGAAACGACTCAGGCTTTAACATGGGGTACGCTTACGGTAGCTGAAGTAGGTAACTCTATTCCATTTACCTTTAAAGCAGAAGCATTGTCTGAATTTGATGTACAAGAAATTGTTAGAGGTGGAATGCTTGATGATGCTGCAAAAGTATTAGACGGTAAAGTTGAGAGAAGGTATAATGAAACGAAGTTACGCTTTGTCGGAACTTCCACTACCGCCCACACTCTTACTACTAACGGTACTGCTACTGTTACTAACACTTCAATCTTAAATTCTCGCCATGTAAGAAAGATGAGACTTGAGTTGGAGAAGAGAAATGTTCCAGCATACGAAGGTGACTCTTATGTATGTATTGCTTCATTGGAAGCCTTAGAGTCTCTTGAAGGAGCTATGGAAAGCGTAAATCAGTACACCGAAACTGGTGTTGATAAGATTTACAACGGTGAGGTTGGGAGACTTCATGGTGTAAGGTTCGTTAAGGATTTCTACGCTTCACGGTTTACGATTGATGCTGATGCAAGAACTGCTACAGCTAAATCATGGACTACAGGCAACTCACTTGATGCCTATATGTTTGGAAAAGGTGTCGTAAGAGAAGCCGTTGTTGTACCAGAGGAAATTCGTATGAAGGTTGTTACTGATTACGGAAGGTCTAAAGGTATCGCATGGTATTTCTTAGGTGGATGGGCGTTGGAATGGAACACTGAGGCTGATTCAAGAATCATTAAGTGGGATTCTAATGCGTAGTGTTTTTTTAAATTAACTTATAACATAAGGAGGTGACATATCATGGCTTATGATGATATGGTTGTTATTACTTACTCTTGGGGCGAAATAGATTTTGGTGCTGGCAGTGATGCTGTTGCTATCAAAGGATATGGAGGCAAGAAGGGTAAAATCCTAGACATTGGCGTGTCTGTAACCGAAACTTTTAATCAGGTTACGACCCCTGCATATGTACGAATGGGTACAACAGGAGACGCTGATGCTTATGCAGAGCTTAATATGGCTGCTGCTGCTGATACAGATTATTATAATATCCTTGACGACACAGACGCTATTATAGCTGCTGCTGTTCCTGCGGATACTCAGATAGAGGTTGCTTTTATTACCCCTACTGGTGGTACTCCTGCTGGTAAAGGACACGTTAATATAACTATCGGTTGGTTCTAAATTTGTGGGGCTGGCTGTACGACATCTTGAATGGGATGCAGTCCAGCCCTTTCTTTAAGGCTTAATGAAACTTGTAATTGTAAATTCACATGAGCGTAGTGGTACTCATTTCTTAATGAATACGATTGCTCTCAACTTTGGATATTGTAGCTTTCCTTATTACAATATGGATATGCCTGTACTGCCGCACGTACCTAATAATATGTTAGCGGTGCTACAACAGATAAAAGAACCAAGACATATAATAAAATCACATTATGAAGGAACATTCTTCAGACCAATTATAAATAAAATTACAAAACACGCTCATGTGTTTTACATCTACAGAGAAGAAGAAGGTGTATTTAAAAGTTGTCTGAAGCATTGGAATAGTCTAACCTGGGAAGAAGCTGCCAGATGTGAAACTGTTGATGAGCTTAAAGTAGCACAACCTTATGGTGGTTGTATGCGTTATCAGTTCAGGCAGTATCCTTCCATGTTAGCAAGATGGCAAGGACATAAAGCAAGCTGGAAAGAGAAGATGGGTGGCGCTGATATAATCTATGTAAGGTATGATGATTTATCGCACCGTTTTGATAAGACACTTATGATAATATCTAAACGAATGGGTATCCCGATAATAGGTGGAATAGCAAGAAAGCCAGATAAAAGTAAAACTGTCCAAGCAGGAGAGTTTAGCGAAAAGGAACTTTGAAAACAGCTTGTGTAGTAAGGTATGGAGCTTTTGGAGATGCGGTAATGGTGACACCAGTTCTCAGGAAGTTAAAAGAGGATGGATACCATGTGACTATGAACATGACTCCAAGAGCAAAGAGTGTACTAAGAAACAATCCGTACATTGATAAATATTTAATACAGGAGGATAATGAGATACCTAATGAAGAGCTTGGGGATTATTGGAAGAATTTATCTGAGAATTACGACAAGTTTATTAATTTATCTGGCTCTGTTGAAGGTGGCTTACTTAAAGTTGAAGGAAAACCTGCTTTCCGTTGGGAGCATGAAGTAAGACATGAGAAATGCAATAAGAATTATTACGACGAACAGTTCCGAGTTGCTGGATTCCCTGAAATTACAGGGAGAAATGGAGAACTCTTCTTTTCCTCACTTGAACATAAACTCGCCAAAGCATTTATTAAGAAATCAAGAAAGGCAAAACAATTTGTCGTTATGTGGTCGCTTGCAGGAAGTTCTTTCCATAAGAACTATCCATACACGCAGTTAGTTTGTGATTGGTTATTACGAGAATATAATGATATAGTTGTAATAACAGTTGGTGATGCTCTTAGCGTTATGTTAGAATGGGAGCATCCGAGAGTAAAATGCAGGTCTGATAAATGGTCTATTCGTCAGGCTATGCTAATGACTAAATATGTAGACTTGGTGGTGGGAAGTGAAACAGGAATACTCAATGCGTCAGGGTGCTATGACACGCCAAAGATTGTCCTCTTGTCTCATTCGTCTGAGGAGAATCTCACGAAATACTGGAAGAACTGTACCAATTTACACGCAGGAGAGGACACACCTTGTTATCCGTGTCATCAGTTACATTATAGTCTTGAGTCTTGCCCTTTACACGACAAGCTAAAGACACCTTTATGTATGGCTAATCTTAAATTTGAGATAGTCAAGAACGAAATAGAACGACATTATAAGGAATGGAAGAATGGATGTTAAAGTGAAAGATAATGGTACTCGTTCTCCTATGGGTATTTTATCAGTACAAACTGAAGAAACAGTTGCAAGACAAAAAGATAAACCGTATAATGTGGGAGAATTTAATGATGGAGTAAAAGGAGATAGTGACGAATTAGAAGGTATGCCAACTCCAGATGAAGATAGGTTTGACGAAGGAGATTTTAACTTGGCTTTACGTTATCCTCATGCTATAAGAAGAATGTGGAGTGATGATGTAGCTATAGAAGTTATGGAAGCTCTACTACTTAATAAGCCTTTTGAATTGCTAAAACAGAAACTACTACAGAAAGGAGAACAAGATGCTAGATAGAATAGCAATAGGACTAAACATTATTCCTAATTCGCATCCTACGGATGAACACCACAGGAAGATGGGTAACAAAAAGAGAATGGCAAGGTCAGAAGCAGACGATAGAATGAGGCAGAGAAGAAAGAAGCATGAAGATAAGAACTCCAGAATGGGGTCTGGTAATCACGGAATTGATAACTAATGTATCATTTCCAAATACAAGAATATCGTAAAGGAAAAAAGGGGGAAGTAAGTATGGGCTATTGGGTCGGTATGACTACCAAGAGTGGTTGTGAAGCAAACTTCTATGTAGAAGATGATAACGGAACTAAGAGATACTACAATGGAAAAGATAAAAGGCATGAGTATAGGAATGAAGAACCATACGACCTAATAAAAGACCATACTAAATTAGTTAAAAAGATAGAGAAAGCTATAAAACCATTTGATGTAAAAGAAAATAAACCAGAAATAGATTTAGAAGTAAAAACAGCAAATGCTGAAAGATTTGTTGCATTAAAAACAGATTTAGGGCAGCAAGCAAAAGCATTATTGTCTGAGGGTAGGTTAAATCATACCACCTTTACAAAACTAATATCTAACAAAGCATCTTTAACTGACAAGAAACTTAGTAAGCCAAAGTATGATGCTATCATAAAGGAGTTAATAGATAACGAAATAGCAGAGAAAAAAGGCTTGAATTATATTTATAAATAGTGTATGTAGTAACTTAATATACAACATCAGGAGACGACAACATGGCTGCTCCAACAGCTCCGACACTTGCGATTATTACAACTGAAGGTATAAAGAAGGCTGGCTACGGTAACGCTGCATCTTCACTTTTAACTCGTTCACAAGACGAGTGGATAGAAGAGATAAAGAATGATATATGGACTTTATCTAAGAAGTTAAAATCCCTCTATGCTACTTCATTTGCTGTTACTACTAATGGAGTAGAGAAGTATTCCTACCCTACAGATTTCTCCTCAGAAATGTCAATAACACTAATGACCGGAAGCGTTACTGGTACGGCTCAAGCAGGTGCGGCTACTACTATAACCCTTGCTGCTGCTAATACCGCTTCTGATTTAATTGGCAAAGAAATAATGATTTTATCTGGTACTGGTTCTGCGCAGATAAACCAGATAACTGCCTTTGTAGCTTCCACTAATGTTGCAACCGTAAACGATACTTGGTCAACTAACCCTGACAGTACATCTGTTTATATGGTTGTTGATAAGTATAAAGACCTTCAGCAAACTCCTGTATGGCGACATGACTCTGGAAGAACCTCACCAGAGAGAGGAGAACCTACACATTTCTTTCCTATCGGAGATTCCGATAATGGAGAATTTATTTTATTTCCTACACCTTTCCGTTCTGCGAGTGATACAAATGGGTACGGTATTCGTCATCAATATTATGCTGACTTGCTTCGTATTGACCTGGCTTCTACTTTAATGACAACTTTATATAGAAGGTGGAGGAGTCTCTTTATACAAGGTGTGAAGTATAAATGTTTAGAAGATTTAGATGACAACAGGCAGACGCAGGAAGCTCAGAAGTATCGTGGGGATTTAAACGCTATGATTGTTCGTGAGGCTTATGGTATGGATTTAAGCAATCTTAATATTTCGGTGGAGGGATAATGGCAAAAAAAAGAACAGTATTGAACAAAGAAGAACTCCCGAAAGGTAAAGTTAAAAAGTTTGACCCAAGAGGTTCTGGTTATGACCAAAAAAATGCACCTCCAAGAAAACCAGCTAATCCTTCTGCTGGGAAGGAAGGAATCCCTCATCAGGGTACAAGA